CGACCTCAAGGGTCGCGCTTGCTTTGGCGGGCTCGACCTTGCCAGCACAACCGACATTGCCGCCTTTGTGTTGTGCTTCCCACCCGAGGAAGAGGGCGAACCCTATTGGTTGCTGCCCCACTTCTGGATCCCGCAAGAGAACCTGATTGAGCGCGTGCGCCGTGACCGCGTGCCCTATGATGCCTGGCTGCGGGATGGGCTGGTGATGGCTACGCCTGGCAACGTCATTGACTATTACTACATAGAACAGACGATCCGCCAGTTGGCGCTGGATTACAGCATTGAAGAAATCGCCTTTGACCGCTGGGGCGCCACGCTGTTGTATCAGCGCATGGAAGATGCACGGCAAACCATGATCCAGTTTGGACAGGGCTTTGCTTCGATGTCGCCGCCGATGAAGGAATTTCTCAAGCTGATCATGTCACAGCAGATCGCCCATGACGGCAACCCGGTGCTGCGCTGGATGGCGGACAATGTGGTGGCGCGCCTTGACCCTGCCGGCAACATCAAACCCGACAAAGCCAAATCGAAGAACAAGATCGATGGCATCGTGGCGTCGATCATGAGCCTGGACCGTGCGCTGCGCCATGTGCCATCCGTCTATGACGAGAGGGGTATCTTCGAACTATGAGCCTCTGGAAGCGCATGACCAGCATTTTCGAGCGGCGCGCCATGACCTATAGCGAACTTTATGACCTGATGGCCGTCAACACGCCGACCTATGCCGGGCCGGCCGTCACTGAAGAAAACGCCATGCGATCGAGTGCGGTCTATGCCTGTATCCGCATCATTTCGGAGTCTATCGCCGCCTTGCCCTTGGTCCTCTACAAGCAAAGCGGGCGCGACAAAAGTAAGGCGAACTCGCACCCGCTCTATCCGGTCTTGCACAACCTTGCCAACCCGGATATGACGGCGCTCGAATGGCGAGAATTGATGATCTCACACTGCCTCTTATGCGGGAACGGCTATAGCGAAAAAGAAATCGACAATGCCGGCAAGATTAGGGCGTTATGGCCATTGCGCCCGGATAAGATGGAGGATATGCAGCGCGGCGCGAACGGGCAGTTGTATTACTTGTACCGTATGCCGGATCAGACGCAGCGGGCGATTCCATCCTATCGCATCCATCACCTCAAGGGCTTAGGCAACGGCCTGATGGGTTACAGCCCGATTATGCAAGCGGCGAAACAGGCGATTGGCCTCAGCTTAGCAGCCGAGGAATATGGCGCCCGTTTCTATAGCAACGGCGCGCGGCCTGGCCTGATTTTTCGCCATCCAGGCAAACTAACCGATCAGGCAGCAAAGCGCCTGAAAGAATCTTTTGCTGCCGAGCATCAAGGGCTGAGCAACGCCCACCGCACCAAAATCCTCGAAGAAGGCATGGACGTTACCACGATTGGCATCGCCAACAACGAGGCGCAATTTTTGGAGACACGTAAATTCCAGGTGACGGAGATCGCCCGCATCTACCGCGTGCCACCGCATATGTTAGCTGACCTCGACCGGGCGACCTTTAGCAATATCGAGCAGCAGAGCATCAACTTTGTGATGTATACGCTGATGCCCTGGCTGGTACGCCACGAGCAGGCGATCTATCGCGACCTCTTGACGGAAAGCGAGCGGCGCACGATGTTCGCCAAATACAATGTCGAGGGGATGCTGCGCGGCGATACGCTCAGCCGCTACCAGAGCTATCAGGTGGCGGTCAACAACACGATCCTGACGCCCAACGAGATCCGTGAGTTGGAAGATCGCAACCCGATTGAAGGCGGCGATGTCCTGTTTACGCCGGTCAACCTGACCACTTTGGGCGCGCCGCCGCCGCCAGCGCCAGTAGCGGCGCCACAGCCTGCACCAGCGCCACAGCCCGCACCAGCACAGGCGCGGCTGCTGGTAGAGGTGGCGCAGCCACCACTACTGCCCTCTCCGCAAGGCGAAAAGCGGGCGGACGATGTGGCGCGGCGTGCGCTGATGAACCGCCATGTGCGTCTATTTGAAGATGCGGCTTCCAGAGCTGTCAAGCGTGAGAGCGCCGACATCCGCAAGGCGGCCAAATCCAAACTAGGCAAGCGCGACGCCGAGAGCTTTGCCACCTGGCTCGAGAGTTTCTACAAACAACTGCGCATCTGGTTTCCCGACTATTTCCGCCCCTTGATGCAGAGCTACGCCGAATCGATGATGGCCAGTGTCGCCGGCGAGCTGGGCGGTGAGCCGGCGCCGTTGGACGATACGCTGCGCCAGTGGATTGAGGGCTATTTAGCCAATTACACGGAAGTCTATGCGGTCGGCGGCGAGAAACAATTGCGGGCGATCTTGGCTGAGTCTGAGGGAGACGATGCCGCCGAGAAAGCCATTAACGAGCGCATGGATGGCTGGGAAGCGACCAAGGCCGGCAAAGAGGGATTTGAACAGTCCTTTGAGGCGGGCAACGCTCTAGCCATTTTCGGCTACACAGCAGCGGGCGTAAGTTTCTTGCGCTGGGTTGCTAGCGGCGAGTCGTGCCCGCTTTGTCGCAAGATGGATGGCAAGCGCATTAAGATTGGTGGCGCCTTTTTTGAAGAGGGCGATACCCATACGGCGGAGGGCGTCGATCCTTTGCCGATTGTCAGAACAATTAAACATGGGCCGCTTCATCGTGGTTGTGATTGCGTCACGGTCGCTGCATAAGAGGACATATGAACAAGCTAGAGCAAATGGTCAACGAGATCCGCGCCGGGCGCGTACTGAGTGCCGCCAATGAGTCGAAACTGCGGGCTGCGCTGCAATCCGTCATGGATGTCCTGGCGCAACTGGAGGTAGAAGCAGACAGCGCACGGTCCACCGTGAAAGACCGCGAGGTGCGCACTTTTACCCTGCGCTCCGTTGAGATTCGTGCCCGCAATGGCAAGCCGGCGGTGATTTTGGGCCACGCTGCGCTCTTTAACACGCCGAGTGTCTATATGGGCTTCCGTGAAACCATCGCCCCTGGCGCTTTCAAGGAGAGCCTAGGCGACGATATACGGGCCTTATGGCAGCATGACACCGCCAGGGTACTTGGACGCACCAGGGCGGGCACGCTGCAAGTTTGGGAGGATGCCCAAGGGCTTGCCTTTGAGCTGAATCCGCCGGATACGCAGGATGGGCGGGACGCTGTGACGCTGATCGAGCGCGGCGATGTTGACCAGATGAGCTTTGGTTTTAATGTGCCACCGGGCGGCGACAGTTGGAGCGAAGATAGCGATGGTATTCCATTGCGCACCTTACGTTCGATTCATCTCATGGAAATTTCGCCGGTGACGTGGGCAGCCTATCCGCAGACGGGAGTTGGTGTCATGCGTTCTGCACCCGATTGGGTCCAACGGGCGTTGGGCCAGGGTGTTGACAATACTAAAAGCAGCAAAGCAAAAGAACTAACGCGGGCGCGTATAGCTCAGAAGCTCGAGGAACACGACTTAATGTTCAAAAGGAGAACAAGATGAACCCTCAAGAATTGCGCCAGGCGATGTCCAACAAAGCCGAGGAAGCGCGCGCCCTCTATGACGTTGCCAAGACGCAAGACCGCAGCGTAACGCCTGACGAAGAAACGCTTTACCGATCCCTAATCGAAGATGCCAAAGCGATGCGCGCCGAAGCGGAACGCTTGGAAGAACTGGAAGGCTTTACCACCGTGGCCAAACCGCAAAACGCCCAGTATTATCACCCGACGACGATCACAAGGGACACGGAAAAGAGTCTTTACTTTCGCTATTTACGTTCCGGGGACGCCGGCGTGGCTAGCGAGCTGCGCGCCTACAACAATACCGACATGAACGAAACGACACCCGCCGACGGCGGCGTAACGGTGCCGGTCGGCATGGTACAAGACATCAAAGCGCGCCGTGACGAGGCGAGTCTCGTGCCCAAATTGGGGCTGACGCTGGTGCCGGGCAAAGGGCTGACCGTCAACTACCCGATTGACGCCGAGGATGATCTTCTCTTCACCTCAGTCGCTGAGGCGGGGACGATCAACCAAGATGCACCGGCATTGGCGAATAAGGCCTTTACGCTCGTAAAGTATGCCAAATTTATAACCCTCACTTGGGAACTACTTCGAGATGAGGATGTAAAACTCGAAGCCTTCCTCACCAATTGGGTGGCTCGTGGCTGGGCGGCCACATTGAACCAATTATTGGTTACAGAAGCCATCGCCAATGGTACTGCCTCGCTGACGTTGGGAAGCCCAACCGCCATTGCGGCCGGCGATATTCCTAACCTGGTCGGAAAATTGCTGCCCGAATATCAAGAGGGCGCCAAGTGGGTGATGAATCCGACCGCCTATGCCACCATCAGCGCCCTCGCCAGCGCATCCGTCTTTACCTTTGCGCCGCATCCGGGCGGTGATTTGGCCGGCGGCGGTTCGGCGATGCTGTGGGGCTTCCCGGTGCTGCAAAGCAGTTATATGCCGACGCCGGCGGCGAGCGCCAAGAGCCTGCTTTTCGGCAACTTCAACTTTATGGGCTTCCGCGAAGGAACTTCTTTGCAGACGATTCGGGATCCATTCACGGCGATCTCGACCGGTAACGTCCGCCTTTGGTTCTGGTTTGACGCAGTTTTCGGCGTCTTGCAGCCGGAGGCAATAAAGTACGCGACACAGAGTACATAGCATATGGCGCTGAGGCGCCTGTAACCAATGACCATTCTGGTATTCACGCCCACGATAGATGACCAGCTACGCCCCGAAACGGGAGCAAGCATCGCTGCCCAAAAAACAGACATGCCGTTTGTTTGGGACGTCAGCGACCACAACCCGTATCCGGGCGAGAAGGCAGCCAACGTCGTGGCGCAATACCAGCATGGCAGGGAGATGACGCTGGCGGATGGCTATGATGCCATGCTTACAGTCGAGCATGATATGGTCATCCCGCCAGACGCCATCGAAAAGTTAAACAGTACAGATGCGCCGGTCGTGTTCGGCGTCTATGTGTTGAGGCATGGCATGAAGGTACTCAACGCTTGGCAGTACCAGGGCAACAACAACATTGGGATGAGCTTAAGCCTATACCGTCAAGAGTTACGAGAGGCGCGGGCGCGTGGCTGGGCGCAGGTGAGCGGCGTAGGCTGGGGCTGTACCCTGATTCGCCGTGAGGTGTTGGAGCGTTTGCCGATTCGCCGCGGCGATGGCGACGCCGGCGACCTCGCCTTTGCCAGCGATTGCCTGCACCTGGGCATCCGCATGATTGCCCGCTTTGATGTGCCATGTGACCATATCGAGCCGGACGGTAACGTATTAAAGCCCTATGAACATGGAGGGACCGTGAGCCGAGTTTTAGCTTTGCAGGATGTGGTGGCGCCCACCGGCAACGGATCGCTACCGCTGAAGAAGGGCAGTTATTACACGCTGCCGGATGTCATCGCCGATGACCTGCGGCGGGGCGGCTATGTCAAGATTACCAACGGCGAGGATAGCCAAGAGGAGCCCGGCGAGGTTGATCAACCTGACATCACGGCGCGGGAGATGGCAGTTGACCCAAAAGCAGCGACCAGGGGCAAGCGCAAGCCCAACTAGGGCCGTTCCTGGAGATCTTGACGCGCACATATAAGCGGCCGCAGATGCTGGCCGCCAACTGTGAGAGCCTATTCCGGCAAACCAGCTTCGGCTGGTGGCAGCAAACCTATTTGGCGGATGATGTTGGGCGTGGCATCGGCTGGAGTTATCGCAACATGGCAGCCTATGCGCCCAATTTGGTGGGCTTATATATCTGGATTTTGGATGATGACGACATGTGCGCTTCTGATAGCCTGGTCGATGACCTCAAGGATATTGTAGCGGCGCACAACCCAGATGTCATCATGCTCAAGATGGACCACGGGCCGCGCGGCATCTTGCCGGGCAAGAACTGGCAGCGCCCGCCGGTGATGGGCGACATAGGCTGTAGCGCCTTTGTCGTGCGGCGTGAGATCTGGCAGCGCCACGCCCAATATTTTAGCGATAGCTATGCCGGCGACTTTGATTTTATCGCTTCCATTTTTGCCGGGGACTATGAAATTTATTGGTTTGATTGTGTGGCATCCAGGGTACAGAGAATCAGCTTGGGGAATCCAGAATGATTGATGCGCGTAGGGTACAAATTACGATACCGCCGGTAGAAGAGCCTATCACGCTGGATGAGGCCAAAGAGCAGCTGCATATCTTGCATGATGATGAGGACGCTTTTATTGGCAGCCTGATTGCCGCCGCCCGCATCCATTGTGAACAGGTGGCGCGGCGCGCCTTTGTCACGCGCACCTATACGGCGATGCTGGATTGCTGGCCCTATATGACGCGCTTTGAGGTACCCTATCCGCCGCTGATCGCCGTGACGAGCATCAAATACACCGACATTGACGGCAACCAAGCGACCTTTGCCGCCGGCAATTATCTAGTTGACGCCCATAGCCAGCCGGGGCGCGTTGCCATCAAATCGAACGCCAGCTATCCGACCGTGACGCTTCAGGAGGTCAACGCCGTGGAAATCGCCTACACTGCCGGCTATGGACTGGCGACTGAGGTACCCGACATCTATAAGGCGGCGGTTAAGCTGATGATGGCGCATCTCTACGAAAACCGTGAGGCGGTGACAGTAGCGCAAGGCATTAGCGTGATGACCACGCCGTTGGGCCTGGATACGCTTTTGCTAACCGATAGGGGAGGTTGGTAATGCGTATCGGGCCATTGCGCCACCGGGTAACGATTGAGGCATTTACGGCGATCCAAGATGAGTATGGCGAGCCGATTGAAACCTGGGCCGATCTGCCAACCAACCCGCATATGTGGGCGGAAATCCAAAGTAAGGCCGCCGGCGAGCGTTTTGTATCAGGTGGTGAGCAGGTACAAGCGGCAGTGAGCCATACCGTGACCATCCGCTACCGCACTGACCTTACCGTACACATGCGGCTATTGGACCGCGGCCGCTACCTGATGATTGAGAACGTGGTGGACGTGAGCGGGCAGGGGCGTGAGTTGGTCTTGATGTGTAGTGAGGTCCAGCTATGACAGAGAATGTCAAATGGTACGGCGATGACATCCTCAAAGAGATTAAGAGCGCCACGCCTGACGGCCTCTTTGCTGCCGGGCAGATGTTGATTGACGCCGCGTCGAGCCGCGTACCTGTTGCCAGTGGCGACCTCAAAAATTCGGGCTATGTGGCGACGGAAGAGAAGAGTACCTATCGCCATAGCAAGAAACACCGCAAGGAAACGAAGGCGCCCAAAGGCGGAGCGGTAGCGGGCTTTGCCGTCTTTTATGCCAAGTTTGTGGAGTATGGCACCTCCAAACAGAGCGCAAAACCCTATCTGCGCCCGGCCTTTGATGAACTGAAGGGGCAGATGGGCGACAAAATCAGCGTCACAATTGGCAAGAAACTACCTTCTGGGCGGCGGAAACGATGACCATAGCGGTACTGCTTCAGGATGCCTTAGAAGAGAATGTGGGCGTGGCGGCGCTGACCTCCACGCGCATCTATCCGCTCATCCTGCCACAGACGCCAACTTACCCGGCCATCACCTATCAGCGTGTGAGCAATACCGGGCAAGATGGCACCAGTACATTGCGTCAAAGCAGGTGGCAGGTCAATTGTTGGTCAAAGCGGCGTGATGGCGCCGGCGGCTATGGCGAGTGCCAGCAGCTCGCAACGGCGGTCAAGGCAGCTTTGGAAGAGTATATCGATTTGAGCGCCACGCCTGGAATCAACATGGCGCTGGTGGTCAATGAGCTGGACGATTACGAAGAGACGACGCAGATTTACCGGGTGATCATTGATGTGATTTTGCATACAACAGGAGACTAGATTATGGGCGATGTACTGTTAGGGCCGGGCCATCTATGGCGCGCGCCGATTGGCACAGCCGTACCCGACGAAACAACGGTAGCGTTTGGCGCCGATTGGGGCGGTACGTGGGTCGATATGGGCGACTTTCCGGAAGGCAGCCCGATTAGCTTGTCTTTGGCCGAGGAAGTGTACAAAGTTTACTCCGAGCAAATCACGGTGGCGCTGGGGGTGACGCGTACACGGCGTGAGGCGCTGATTACCGGCTCGCTGCTGGAGCATACAGTGGCGAACATGGCGGCGCTCTTACAGGCTACAGCAGCGGTGACACCGCCGGGCGGCGCGCAGAAGGGCTTTAGCGAAATTCCTTTCGGTGGGCCGCCGGATGTGACGCTCTATAAGTGGGGCATTGAGGCGTTGCGCGTGGATGCCAACAACGTTAACCAACCGGTGCGCTGGTTTTTTCACAAGGGCTTTATGCGCATGACGGGCGAGATTGCCTACGCCAAGACCAAAGAAACGGCCATCGCCTTTGAGATTGCCATCCTGGGCGACATCACTTTGCCGAACGCGTCGAATCTGGGCATTTTACAAATTGTCACCAGTGCAGCTACGACAACCTAGTTTCCGCCGCGCTCTGCGCAATCCTGCTTAAGACGGGCGAGACTTCATTATGATTGAAATCGAAACGATAGAAGTGCGCTTAGGTGAGCGCACTTATGCGATTCAGCAACTCGGACATCTACGGGCAAAGCCGTGGAAGAAGAGATTGCTGGCGGAAGTACAGCCCATTTTCGACCAAGTGACAAGCGCCTCAGACCAGGAGATCAATACGCCGGCGGATTTGCTTGGACTTTTGCCGCTGGCGGAACGCTTGTTTATTGATGCGCTCGATATGGTCTTTGAACTATTGATTGCCTATTCGCCCACGCTTGAGGCCGACTGTGAGTATATCGAATCCTGCGCCACGGATACGCAAATCTTGGCAGCATTTCAGGAGGCGGTAAAGCTCTCCGACCCTTTCGGGGTGGTGGCGCAACTGAACCGGCAGCTTGGCCGCAGGACGAATGGCACATCGTAGAATTGGCTATGAGCCAGTGGGGATTGTCATTAGATGCGGCTATGAACCTGACCGAGGCCCAAATCGAGGGGCTGTTGGGCGCGTGGCTGGAACGCAAACGCTTTGAGGCCAAGATCACAGTATCGGTCTGGGGCGAGGCATTGAAACCCAAAGAGAAGGGGCTTATGAGCCTGTCGGCATTGGCATCCATGGGCTTTGGAATTCAGGGGGCTTAAGTGGCGAGTACACTTGGGGAAGCGGTCTTATATCTGCTGACGGATAACTCTAAGCTGGAATCCGGCTTGGGCGATGCTGAGAAGCAGACCGAAAGCGCATCGGGCAATATGGCCAAGGCGCTGGGCGGCGCGCTGGTGGCGGGCGCGGCGGTAGCGGGCAGCGCCATCGTGGCCATTGGCGGCAAAGCTTTTGACGTGGCCAGCCGCATCGACGCCGCCACCGACCAGATAGGGGCAAGCTTGGGGTTGAGCGCCGACAAGGCCAAAGCCTACGGGAAAACTATCAAAGACGTTTACGCCAACAACTTTGGCGACAGTATTGAGGATGTCGGCAAGTCGATTGAGACAGTTGCCAAGCAATTGAAGTTGACCGCGGCTGACCCGGCGCTTAAGACGATGACCGAAAACGCTTTCCGGCTGCGGGATGTGTTTGGCGTGGACGTGGCTGATAGTGTTGATGCTGTTAAGACGTTAATGGATAATTTTGGCGTTAGCGGAGAAGAAGCTTTTGACCTTATTGCCAAAGGTTATCAAAACGGCATGGATCGCAGCGGCGATTTCCTTGATTCGATTGGCGAGTACAGTACGCAATTTGCCAATGGCGGCACCAATGCCAACAGGTTTTTTGCCATTATGGAAGCGGGTATGCAGGGCGGGGTGTTAGGTACAGATAAGGCCGCGGATGCCTTTAAGGAATTCCGTGTTCGTATCCAAGACGGTTCAGACCTGACCAAGGATTCGCTTACGGCAATTGGCATCAATGCAGATGAGATGGCCGCTAAATTTGCCGATGGCAGTATAACGGCCAACGATGCCTTTACGCAGGTTATCGCAGGACTGGCAGCGATAGACGACAAGAACGTGCAAATGCAAGCGGGTGTGGGTCTCTTGGGGACACAATTCGAGGACTTAGGGCAAAGTGGCGCCTTGGCATTGACAACGCTAACGGGTCATTTTGATGAGATAGAGGGCGCTACA